GAATCATGAGATTTTCATATATGAAATCAGCAGGATACTCTGCATTTGCACCGATACCACCTACCTTTGCTGCTGCGAGAAATACATACTCAGGTTGTTCAACTGCAAAGAACATCTGAACATCATGCAGTTTTGTAAGATCAAGTTTTGCTCGATCCATCGTAATAATATTCGTGAATCCTTTTGATTCAAGATTACGAACAATTGCAGATCCAACTAAACCATTGTGACCTGCTACAAAAATTTTTGAATCACTGTCCATAGATACACATGTCCTCAACTAATTGATCAAATGTTGTGGTTGGTTCCCAACCTAATTTTTCCTTTGCTTTAGTAGGGTCTCCCAATAATGATTCTACTTCAGCAGGACGAAAATATCTTTCATCTGTTTTAATTATATCTCTTGCAAGACTTCTACAATATCCTACCTCAGATCCACCAGAACATCTAAAATCAATTGAAAGTCCAAAGTATGGTGCTGCTTTAAGAATAAAATCTTTCACAGAATATTGCACACCAGTAGCAATGACATAATCATCTGGTTCATCTTGTTGTAACATCAACCACATGGCCTTCACATAGTCTTTTGCATGACCCCAATCTCTTTTTGCATTGAGATTACCAAGTAACAATTCTTTCTGTGCACCAACAGAGATATTTGAAAGACCTCTTGTAATCTTGCGAGTTACAAATGTCTCACCTCTTCTTGGAGATTCATGATTGAATAGTATACCAGAACTACAGTGCATACCATATGCTTCACGATAGTTCTTGACTATCCAATATCCGTAAAGTTTTGCAACTCCGTAAGGGGATCGTGGATAGAAAGGTGTAGTCTCTGTCTGTGGTGTTGCTTGCACAAGACCATAAAGTTCAGAGGTCGATGCCTGATAGATACGAGTCTTCTTTTCCATACCAAGAAGGCGAACAGCCTCAAGAACTCTGAGAGTTCCAAGACCATCCACCTGTGCAGTATATTCTGGTGTCTCAAAAGAAACTTTTACATGACTTTGAGCACCTAGATTGTAAATCTCATCTGGTTCTATCTTTTTAATTACACCTATAATATTTGTAGCATCAGTTAGATCTCCATAGTGCAGATGAATCTGCTCATAGATGTGATCGATTCGATGAGTATTAATGAGCGATGCACGACGGACGATTCCATGAACCTCATATCCCTTCTCTAATAGAAGTTCTGCAAGGTAGGAACCGTCCTGTCCTGTAATACCAGTGATTAGAGCAACTTTAGACATCTTTTACATAACAAGGGACACCTGCAGGATCTAACCACTTTGTATACTCGAAATCTTCGATAGCGGTTTTCAACTGCATGAAGTTGTCACAGAGGTACATGTCTTTGTATCCATTGTGATTGTTCCACTTTTGAATACGATAGTCTGGTTGACCATTCTCAAGTAGATCAGGCATCTTTATATACCTGTATGGATCTTTCTGTACAAGTACTTCAATCATAATAAAATTGTATATACACTATTATACAGACTCCCTGTACGGAAGTCAAGTGTGCCAGTTACAAAAGTGTCACTGACGAATTATAACAACATCTCCCCCATCGTCATCATCATCGTCCTCCTCCGATCTAAAGACGAGTAGTTCCTCTCCGGTTTTTACGTCAGCCATCTCCGGATGAATATTTCTTTTTCTTGGTTTATCCATATCATTAAACACCACTGTCATGCTTTTAAACATGAAAGCAAAGGTCGCTCCACAAATCACTGCAAAGCACACCAAATAAATTAATACTGTAAATTCATTCATCTAAAACCTGATTGCAAAATCTTCTGAATTGGGACTTGCTTTATCTTATCTATAATATCAGTTTCTATCTTATCTAAAATATTTACATCAAGATGCATAAATGGTGGAATGATACCCAACATTCTAAGTAATCCATCCACGAATAATGCGAGTGTGGTGAATCCTAAAATCATGCTTATGACAGTGGCATCACGATTGTGCTTTGCCATTGATTCCTCATCAATCTCCCTTGCTTGATCGACAGCCTCTTTAACTGCAGCAGCAATCAATACATCCACCTCTTCTTTGGTATATGCATATTTGTTTATCTTTTCCTTACTGATACTTCTCTCTACGGGAACATCAGATAAAGGAAACTCTGTGATTAGTTGCTTAATCATATCGGATAGATTTTTCTATATCTATTATTACTATTATATCAAATATGTCAACTGTCTGTGGACACACACAAATAAAAATATAGTTATAAAGTTGATTTTAACCAACTAAAGCTGCAATTTCATCATCAGTAAGACCCAAAGTCTTTAATTTAGTAGTTGCTGCTGCTTTATCACTTGCTTTCTTATCATCAAGAGTCTTTTGATCAGCAATTAATTTTTCAATTTCTGTCTTGTCTATTGCAGCTTGAGCAGCTTCTTCAGTAGTGTAATCCTCTTCTTTAAAACCATCTGGAGTGTGAGTGTGTTTTTTCATAATAACCTCTATTTTAAAATACCGTATAAACTAATTTTATAGGTGAAATTTGAACTATCAGCACTATATATTTGGAATCCTGTTAATGCTGAAGTAGTCATTAAACCTCCTGTAGCAACGTGAGACATAGTGTACCTGTTACCATCATCTCCGTGCTGAAAACAATGACCAGTCCATTTAATAAATTTAGCACCAAGTCCTGTTGTTGTAGGATTAAAAAAGATAATATCAAAATTTTGCAGTTCATAAGTATTTCCCCTACAAGCCCAAGTACCTTGCAATTGTGATATTGAGGAAGACATACCTCCAGTACCACTACCTCTTTGGTGATGACCAGAACCATAAGCCTCATGAAAAGCCCATACATAATTTGAACTCGTAACAGGGCTATTACTTACACAAAATCTCATATTTGGGTTGTTAGCATTACCAGTAGTTGGTGTGTAAAGGTCAGAGATAATCGCTCGATAATGCATATATTTAGAATCATCAAAATACCCATTAACAGTAAATGAACTTACTTGTGAACCACCTGTGCTACTATATTCATATAATTTTACCATTCCACCTGCTGTACCATATTCTAATCCATTGCCAGATGAATTAACTTTTATTGCTTGTCCAGCACTACCTAAAGAAGTTAGTCCAGTGCCACCTCTTGTTGTTGGTAAAGTTCCAGAGGATACATTACCAGCGTTTAATGCAGTTAAGTTTGCACCACTACCACTAAAAGATGTTGCGGTACTAACTCCGGTCACAACCAAACCATTAGGAGCAGTGGGAGCACCTGTAGAGGCCTTATTTACTATTTGATTTGCCCTTAATTTAGACATGATTTATATTTTTAGTTATTTATGTAGGATCTAGTCCGAGAACATCGATGACTAAAGCATCACCGTCCTCGATGGTTAACTCAATACCATCCGCTAGTTCTATCTCTGTAAAATGAGTATAGGCAGTGGAGGCACTTGCTGGTGGATTTACAGTTGTATTAGAAGTAACTGTTAGTGTTTTATCAAAGTAAAATATATTACTTAATAATCCAGTTCCTAAAGCAGTTCCTAATCCAGATACACCTGTTAGTCCTCCTCCATCACCACTAAACTGAGCAGCAGTAATTATACCGGAGGCATTTACATTTGTACATTCATAACCAGTGCTATGAACATTACTTGTTCCTGTTTTAAAATTACCTGCTGTTAATATACCCGCAGTATTTATATTTACACCATCAAGGTTTGCACCTGAAAGTGTACCATCAGATTTGTAAAATTCAATGGACTGAGTATGAGCTGTTATACTCGTAACACCAGATATACTATTTGGGCGAATTACTGTCATACTTTATTTATTATACCACGACTAGAGTTGATCCCTGTGCAACATCTATTGTTGCTCCTGCTGCGACTGTAGTTGGGCCAATCAGTAAGGCATTCTTACCTGAAGGAACTGATAGAGATGTTTTAAGATCTGAATCAAGAGTCAACAGACCCTCTACGATTGCAATGTTACCTGTGACTTGAAGTGCACCCTCTGATGTTGCTGCACCTGCGATGGTAGTTGTATTGATACCTACAAGTTTTGTTGTGTGAACACCAACTGCATTTTCAGAAAAGACTCCACCTGATCCTGAAACAACTGTGATTGTTTTCTCTGCTCCAGATCCACTTGCAGTTATATTTGCTCCGACAAAGTTAAGTGTTGTTGCCTGTGTTGATAGGGCACTTCCCTCCTCTTTAACTGTTATTCCTGAAATGATACCAGTAAGTTCTGATCCATCGCCATAAAATTTAGTTGCTGTTACAGAATTAATACCTGAAATATTTGTAGCATTGTCACCTATTATATTACCTTGTGCTCTGATGTCAGACCTTGCAGTAATGATACCAATTGAATCTATGTTTGTAACATCCTCATATGTTAAGACTCCACCGATGGTAACATTACCTGAGAAAGTGGCTGCTGCACCAACTATGTTCCGAATCGTTACATCATCAGCATTAGTAAGAACGATATCACCTGTTCTACCAAAGACTGATTGTACCAATCCTGTTCCACCACCCGATCCACCAGCAAAACCAATGTGTCTTACCTGAATCTTAACACCATTACCCGGTGCAGTTGTAAATGATAAAACATTTGAATCAGTTGCTACAGTGTAATCTCTTGTGGTTACTGTATCATTTGGATATTGAACAACACCATTGTTTGTAACCAGAATATTTCTAGGGTCTGGTGGTGTCTTCGACATTGTAAAGTTTGTCGTACTACCATCACCTGTAAAGTTATCAATATCATTATCTGATATCTCAAATGATGAAATGTTTGTAGAGTATATACTACCAAATATAGTATCAGTTGATGCTGGTGCTGTAGAGAATACTAAAACAGAATCAGCATCAATACCAAATCCACTTGATGGGGATGCAGAATCATGTGGTTGCTGTAAAACACCATTCACAGATATCATCAATTGTGATGCACGAGTTACCTTTGCATGTGTACCACTATCATGTGTAATTTTAAATTTAGTATTTACACCATCAAATGCTACATTTAAAGTATGAGATGATCCTGAACCTAGACCTGTTAAATTTATTTGTGTACCGTTATTTGCATTTGATGCACTCGATGCAAGTCTTATTAAATTACGATCTATTTTTATTATGTAATAAACACCGTCAGATAAACCTGTAATAACTGTTCCACCAGCACCTTTGTTATATGTAACTCTCTGTCCAGTTACAAAACGATGTTCGGGAATATTAATTGTATCAGCCGAAACACTCACTATTGATGCTGAAGATCCATCAAATGTTGCAGTAAAAGTCGATAGCGTATCTAAGATACGAAAAGAGTTATTCTCTCCTGCTGTTGGTTTTAATCCAATATATGCCATATCGTTTTTTAGTTATTTATGATGGTTTTGTTGGCCAAGTAGGGTTAGATGGATCAGATGTATTAGCAGGTAAATCTCTTAATGCTTGTCGATATGTTTTCCAAGCATCTGACATAGTAACATCAGAGTTAGCCATCCAATCTGTTTCTGCTAATAATTGATTTCTTATATGTCGTAAATTATCTAACGGATAAAGTTCATTATTTAAACGTATAACTTCAGCATCAATTTCTGCTAATGTTGGTGCTATTCCATCTTTACTCTCATCCCATTCAGGAAACATGGGTTCAATATCAGTTCTAAAAATATTACGTTGAAGACAATCTGGTCTTAAAGATTCGATTGCGTCTATTCGTCCATATCTTAATTTATTAAATGGCATTAGCTTGAAATCTCCATAAGTGTAATTGTCGTGCCTTGATCATCTCCACCAGCATCGGGATTTGTATTCCATTCATTATTCACATAAACAGCACTACGTCTATTAACTATAATACAATACCTACAAATATTTGTCGTGCCGGGTGAATGTAAAATGTGTGCGTTTTTAGAACCAACAACCTGATTACTATTACTCCAAGCACCTAATCCTGTTATAGGTGCAAGGTTTGTAAAAGCAGTAACACCCACTTCATTACCTGTAACTACACTTCCGTTGTAAGTCGGATTATAACCTACCCAACCTTCAAATTCACCTGCTTGAGAGTTACCACTGCCACCTCTATGTGCAGTACCATCAAGAGATGCTAATACTAATACTTTATTATTGCTGCTGCTAAGAGTGATATCGGAAATAAGCACACTAAGATAGACCCCACTATTAATTCTATAATAATATAGTGGCCCTGTTCTACTAAAATTTTTAACTTGTATTATACCACCACCATGACCAGCTTCTCCACCAGCAGGAAAGATTTTATTAGTATATATTCCCATTATAAAACCTCCGTAAGATTAAACTTGTATTTCTTACCGTTACGATTATTTATTAAGAAGAGATCACTTTCACCCTCTTGAATCGTGTAGTCACCCCAAGTGTTGTCTACACAGTTTGTTGATCCTTTGTTAGATAAGTTAAGGTCATTAGTGTATATGTTTCTCCATCGTAGTGATGTTGTACCTAAATCATAAGTGTTATTAGATACTGGATAAGAATGACCACGATTTTCTATTCCGTCAGTCATTGTTCTTAATTTTAAGCTATCATCATAATACAAAAAGCAATTAGCATCAGTCAATGCTTTAAACATAGTATCGCCAGCATTTGAATATACATAAAAACCTCCTTCACTAACAGTACCAGCATATAGATTAAAGTTTCTAGTTGCACCAGAAGCCTGTGCGTTTATAACAAAGTCAGTATCATTGTGATATATTTCAGCATCATTTCCAGTACCAAATATAGCTTTGTTATTATTAGCAAAATTTGCATTGCCTGATATTGTTATGCCAGTGCTGGTTGTTGATAATCTTTGAACTGCCGAACCAGTATTTTGATCATATAATACTACTGAACCGTTTCCATTAATTACAATACTGTTTGTACTTTCTTTTCCCCTAATAAAAATTTGATTAGATGTATTACCTGCTTCGTTTTGTATGTACAAGTCGCCAGTAGCATTTTCAATAACAGAATTGTTTCCGTCATGATATAGAGACATATCCGTCCCAGCTCCAAATACAAGACGGTCATCAGATGCACCACTACTATCTCCAAATAAAATATTTTTAGTATTAACATCAAGGTTCCCTCCCAACTGCGGTGAAGTGTCAGAAACTACATCTGAATTGAGACCAGTTAGGTTTGAACCATCACCATAAAAATGAGTTGCAGTGCATACACCTACTGCCTTAATATGACCGCTTGAGTCAATACGAAATTTTTCTGCACCATTAATATTAAATGCTAATATTCCGTTCCCTGCTCTACTTATATTTGTGTCTGCACCAATATTGACTCCTGCATCACTAAAATGAAACACAGAAGTTGAACTCATACTTATACTACTTGCAAATGATACCGATGATATACCAGTATCTGCTTCGATTGTATTTACAACTAACTTACTTGTCATACGATCCTCCACTCACCCTTGACGGTGACAGTGTATCCCGGTGAAATTTTTGTTGTGCCAGCACTGACACCATTTGTACCTGAAGGTATGGTAACATTTTCATCAATCGTATTTTTAAATGCCTTGATCACACCATACTTATCTAACCATTGTTTTTTATGATTAGCAGTTATAATATCTTTAAACTCTGTGCTTGTTGATCTAGAGTCAATACTATTTACTATAAGTCTAGTCATACAATCACCCACTCCCCATTAACAGTTACAGTATTACCTGAACTTATTGATATTGGCCCTGTAGATAATCCATTTGTCCCTGAAGGAATTGTCACATCTTCCGCAATCGTTGTGCGATTTGTTTTTATCACACCATAGGTATCTACCCACTGCTTGTCTCCATTTGCAGTGATCGTATCTTTAAACTCAGTGTTTACTGCTGAGTCAATTATATTTGCTCTTAGAGTTGACATGATATCTTTTTAGTTATTTATGATTAGTAGTCTGCATTATCCAAATCAATCGGATAAGAATATGACACCGCAATAGAAGCGTTTGCAGGAAAAACCATTGAGTAATTTACTGAGTTAGATTGCCTTGAACCACCTGTACCTACTCTGGTTATATCTATACGAGGTTGAGCATTATAATCTCTTCTAAGAACAGCATAAACAGAATCATTGGTAAGTCCAGAACTATCGTAGGAGATGCTGCAGGGAATAAAATCAGGTTCTCCTGAAACATCATACCTGTTAGAGTATGCCCATTTGAATGGGCAAGTACCTACAATACAAACTGGAGAAGTGGAACCACTACCACCATTAAAAGTTACAGAACTTGCCATTTTTATTTCTATAAAACAATGAACAATATGACCAACTCTTACATATCTATTAACTCTTCGTGCGAAACTTGCATCAGTAAATGAAGCAATCTGTAAACCATTTAAAACAGTTGATGAGAGGTTAGGTGTTACTGTACCTGTTTCATAATATCTCATCTCTGATGAGATACCTGTACGAGCAGTATTTGCATTAGTTGGAGTTTGAGGTGTTGGGAATTGAATACCTTTTCCATCAGTTTTAAGTTCAATACCTCCAGTTGATGGGATGCGAAGTCTTTCTTGTGAGAAGTTATTACCACTTGCAGTAAAAAACTGTAAACTATCAGTTGAATGATCAAATCTTATTATTCCTCTACTTTCACCATTGCCAGATGATGTTGAATCTGAGAAATAAATATTACCTTCTTGAGAGGATCCTGATCTTATTGATAATCCAATATCACCACTTCCATTACCAATTGTTAATTCATCTGCACCTGCCCTACCAACAGAAGTGGTTCCTACGAGCACTCGGCCACTTGAGTCGATGCGAAGTCTTTCAGCACTATTAGTTCTTACTTTTAGAAGGCCGGCCATTGAAACAGTAAGACTATCATCATCATGATTGAACTCAATTTCGCCAGCATCACCTGTATCGTGAAAACGTATTCCCGAACTATCAGTACTGCATAAAGTAAGTCCGCTTATAGCTGAACTACCTGATTCTCCTATTATTAAATCGTCCGCAAAAGAACTTATGGAAGCAATAGAGTCACCTGCAATTTGCACTTGACCACCTGAGTGGATGCGAAGTCTTTCAGTTCCAGCAGTTTCTGCTGTAATTGTATCAGCGGAGGGAAATCTTATTGCTGTATTTGTATCTCCTATATGAATTATTTTATCTGCTATTGAAAGATCACCACTTACAGTTAAGTTTGTAGGTTCAATCGTTCCTACAAATTTTGTTGCTGTAATTATACCTGTGACTACTACGTTACTATTTGCATCGAAAGTTATATTTCCATCTGTTGTATTAATACCGACTGTCGTAATACCCGATGTCTTTCCATCAAGAAACACAAGTACATCACCAGATGAATTGGTAATCTTTACCTTCTCATCTACCGTTGCACTTGCAGGAACAGACTTGGCCTCAATATTACTTATACGAAGAGTGCTCATTCTTATAGACTTTTTTTACTATTTATCCACTTTTATTATGGTAGTTTTATCTGTTTACAAACGAAGTAAT